CGAATAACCATGCCACCGGCATTGCGGATACTTTTGATTTCGTTAGGAAAACGACAGTCGCTGATAACAATGTTGTCACGGCTGTTGCGCAGTTTGTTTTCTAAACTGGCAATCCAGATGTCATCGTGGAATGCTTTGCGGCACACTTCAGTGCCCCAGTATTGCAATATCCAGCGCGGTGTAAGATTGGGCATGTTGAGTCGTTCTGCCCACCATGCATCCACCTGTTCACGCCACTCACGGGCTGACGTTGTGCGACCTTCCAGCATGGTTCTGTCCCAGCCAAACACCTGTGCCACTGCATCTTTGAGACTGTTGGCAAACGATTCTCGTCTAAAACCATGAAAGTTAGTAAGGTAGTCGGCAATAGTATCTTTGCCCGAACCGATAAAACCGCATACGCCAATAATCATAAGAATCCCCTGTAAGTAGTGTAGTATATAACACTTCTTGTCAGGGGTCAAGAGATTTGTTAGCCGATTACAAAGGTTAAACCTTGTCCGCCAGCTATTAGGGTTTCCAATTCCTTATCTAAAGCGGCCAGTTCTTCTTTGGCTTCCGTTTTGAGTGTTGCACCATTCAGTTGCATACCGCCTGAACCAGGACCTGCGATGGTGGCAAACTTGCTACGTGCCTCGCCCAGCATCATCTTGCTGGTAGACAATGTGTAATCTTTAAGCCACTGCTTGGCATAAATATCCTGCAACAATACCCAGTCTGGGCGAAAGTTGTAGGTACGGATTAGGATCTGTTCGCCTTGTGCAAACGGACGCTGTAAAATATCTAAAATATGGCTAGTTGGTTTCCAGTTGAATTCAATGTAGCTGCCAAACATCTTACCCACCAGTTTTTGGTATCCACTAAACAGCTCATACGTGGCCAACCCGCCCATCATGCTACCGGACATCAAGTAGGTGTTGGTGTACGCCAAGTTGAACGGCTCGAACAATGTTCCGCCTGCACCCATACCACTACGTGAGCCAATAGCACGACGGAAAACTTCACGAACTGTTATAACTTCGTCGGGCAATCTGTATTCGTTTTGATCTTGTATAAGTTCCAAGAACATATAGCTTTCTTCTACCGAGTTTGAACTGCGTTGACGATAGCGATTAAGCGCACGATTCAGTGCTTCTTCGTAGTGTGCCGGATCTAACTCCACGTCAATCATGCCGTCTCCCAGCATGAGTTTGACATAGTCAAACACTTTGTTACGTTCTACGGTGCTGTTTGATTTAGTGGTAGGTGCTTTATCTTCCATGATTTGTTCCTTACACATATTTAGCTTACGATAAATATACTACTATGCCAAGATTAAGTCTTTATAACCCAGAAAAAGGCAATGACTACAAATTCATTGACCGCCAAGCCAGCGAGATGTTTCAAGTGGGAGGCACTGATGCGTATCTTCACAAATATCTTGGTACTCCTGCCACAGGAGCTGGCACAGCAGACCAGCCAAATTATACCGCTGTTACCACAACAAATATCCAGGATCTGCTGTTCTTAGAAAATCGTGATAGGGTTTATGATCAAGAAATCTACAGATTGCGTGTGATCTATAACGTACAAAACATTGACTTTAATCTAAGTCAGTTTGGCCTGTTTATTGACAATGATACCTTGTACATGACTGTGCATATCAACGACTTTATCAAGTACATTGGCCGAAAACCACTCAGCGGAGATGTTATTGAACTGCCGCATTTGCGTGACGATTTTGCACTGAACGACAAAGACTTTGCCCTGCCAAGGTATTATGCCATTGAAGATGTGGGACGGGCCAGCGAAGGATTCAGTGCCACTTGGTATCCGCACCTATATAGACTCAAACTCAAGCGTGTAACAGACAGTCAGCAGTTTTCACAGATTTTTAATCAAGCTGCCAAAGATGCCAATGGTGATCCAGTTACTGACGGAACCACTCTCAAAGACCTACTCAGCACTTACAACAGAGAACTTGAGATCAATAGTCAAATAGTTGCACAAGCAGAAGTGGATGCTCCCAAGAGTGGTTACGAAACTAGACAATTTTATACATTAGCGGTGGATCCACACAACGGTAAACCAGTGCTGGCTACAGCTGACGAGGCAGATATAGATGCCAGCAATGCGGGCAATCTACGTGCTGGTTCTCAAGAAGCTATTCCCAAACGCAGTGGATATCAAGGATACTTGGTGGGCGATGGCTTCCCAGTGAACGGTTATGACTTTGGACATGGTATACAGTTTCCAGCTGGACCAGTTGCTGACGATTTCTTCTTGCGTACTGATTTTTTACCCAACAGATTGTTTCGTTTTGATGGTAAACAAAATGCATGGATTGCTGTGGAAGATGCAGTTCGCGGCAACATGACCAATAACGATACCCGTAACACACTAAAAACTGGATTTATCAACAATGCTGGTTACATGTACACTGACAGCAAGATCAGTGATTTTGCCAGCTTGCAAAAAGATGCACACATAGTAAACACTAGTATTCCCTATGCTGCTTATCATACAGTTCCGTACGCTGTGATAAAAATAGAATTAACTGTGTTGGGATATGCGTTGGCAGATCATCCCAGTTTATACAGTTCGTACTCATTTACCAATTGGAAAACAAACGAAACATATCAAGCTATTAGAATTACACTGCCTATCATTGGTGCTGTACAACAAAAAATTCCGTTTGATGGGCAGTACAGCATCAACTTGTATGGCACTAGAGAAACAGAACGTCAAGCCATCAGCAAAGTTCTTAAACCCAGGGCAGATCTATAATGCAGCACTTTTACGACGGTCAAATAAGACGATATATCACACAGACAATTCGTGCGTTGAGTAATTTTGTGGTCAAATACGGAGACGGCAGCTTGCATCAGGTGCCAGTGATGTATGGAGATGCTGATAGACAGGTGGCCAGCATACTGAGACAAAACAGCGAAAATGCAGTGAACAGTGTGCCGCGCATCAGTGTGTATGTCAAGAGCCTAGCACTGGATCGAGAGCGTCTAGCAGATCCTTCATTTGTAGGCAAAGTGCATGTGAGAGAGCGCGACACACACATTGACAGTGTACCAGGTAGCCCAACTTATGGACAAGTGGTGTATAATCAAGCTCAGGGCAAGAACTACACAATTGAACGCTTGATGCCTACACCTTTCAAGCTGACCATGAACTGCGATATTTGGAGCAGCAGTACAGATCAAAAGTTACAGATTCTTGAACAAATTTTGGTGTTGTTTAATCCCAGTTTGGAATTGCAGACCAATGACAACTACATAGACTGGTCCAGTCTCAGTGTGCTTAATCTAAACGACATCAACTGGGACAGTAGACAAGTACCCAACGGCACTGACACAGCTTTCAGTATTGCCACGCTGACATTGGACACACCAGTATGGATTAATCCGCCAGTCAAAGTTAAGCATCTAGGAGTCATTACCAAAATTATAACCAGTCTGCACGGCAATTCCGCAACCAGCGACACATACATTGACGGATTGGGCATGGACACTATAAGTGCTACCACAACACTGGCTGATATTGTAAGTCAAGATTCAGTAAGTATCAACGGATATCAGTTGCAGGTATACAACAATCAAGCCATACTGCTGGGTGCGCACGAAAGTGTTGTGCCAGCTGAACCCACTTTGGATATTCCGGTAAGACAAGGCACGTCAATTAGCTGGGCTCAGGTATTTGCACAGACTCCTGGCAAATATATTGCAGGATCAAGTCAGTTGTACTTGTATCAACCCAACGGCACAGTGGTGGTTGGAACTGTGGCTGTGAATGCTCTCGACGACACACTGTTGACTATTAACTGGAATTCAGACACACTGGTCAAGAATACAGGTATTGACAGTAATGGCAATATAGAATTTAAAGATGTTGCATACAATGCCACTATAAGTAACAGACCAAATAGCCCAGGAACATTTGACGCTATCATCAATCCATTAACCTATAACCCTACAGATCATCCTCTAGCACCGGGTAGACGTTATCTTGTTATTGAAGATGTGGGCATTAATACTTCTGCCTGGGGCAACTTGATAGCTGTGGCCAACGACATCATAGAATACACAGGCACCGAGTGGCATGTTATTTTTGCGGCAGCTCAGGATCAAGACACCTTGATATGGCAAACAAATATATACACTGGAGTTCAATATCTATGGGACGGTGTCAAATGGAAGAAGAGCTTTGAAGGTGAATACGGTGCTAAACAATGGAACATAGTGTTATAAAAGATCAGATAGTTTGTAGCGGCGCAGTATTTTATGCAAAAAATACAGGACGTATTTTGTTGTTGCAAAAAGACTCAGGCAAGCATGCTGGTACATGGGGCCTAGTGGGGGGTACCAATATGTCTGGCGAAACTCCATGGCAAGGACTACAGAGGGAAATCACTGAAGAAATTGGTGTCTGCCCCAAGATTATTAAAACTATTCCTTTGGAAACATTTGTGTCCAATGACCGAGTGTTTAACTTTCACACATACTTGTGTGTTATTGAAGGCGAATTTGTTCCAGAGTTGAGTGACGAACACTGTGCATGGGCATGGAGCACCATTGATAAGGCGCCAAAGCCCCTACATCAGGGGCTTCGTAACAGTTTCAGTTCAAAAATCATTCGCAACAAACTACAAACAGTGTTTGATGTTATCGATTTAATGTAAAGTGCGCTTTACATCTTCCTTGACTGCTGGCTGTCCCAGTTGAGTGTATTCAGAATCAAATTCATCCAGCAAGTCGTCACCAATTGTTTCAATCACATCTTTAGCTTCAAACTCCTGATTTGGAACTTCCACGTCAAATCGCATGAAACGCACATAATGGAACAAGAATGCTTCCAGTTCTTCCACGTCGTTGTCTCCGATATCAGTGAATCCCTTGCTGTGCGCAAACTCACGCACGGATTTGTTTTGCACTGCTACTGATATTTCTGGATAAAACCACTCTTGAGGATCGCCGTTGTGGTATTTGATTACCATACCAAACGTAGCCATTACTTCTGGATCTTCAGTTTTTTCATCAGGGCCCCAAAATTCTGCTGACCATGCTGTGCTTTTGGCCAGATCTTCCACACCTTCAAAATCAGCGTCAGGGCCTTGATCTGTGATTTCAATAAAATCTTGATTTTCGTAATCTTTGTTATCTGTTTCGTTGGTCATATGACTCTCCATCGTTGTAGTATTTAAGCTGGAGACTGGTAAATATCATACAGAAGTGGCCGAACAAAGGCATAACCCTAAGAATTGGCTAAATAATAGCAATAAGCGGAGATTCTTAAATGGCCAACCAAACAGCCCTAGGCGTAAGCTCAAACAATATTTTAACCCCAGGTTATCCCATCGTAGGTGGTGATGCTCCGGGCACTAATTTAACAATTAGATCAACCAGCCATCCAACCAAAGGAGCTGTTGTTATAGATGAATACACAGCCAGCTACGGTTCCAACAGCGGTTCTTTTCAAACCCTTGGCGGTATTGGTGCTCAACACAACATATCTGTTGGTGGTGCATTGTACAACATGCCTTACGGATATAGTGTAACCAACATTATTTGTCCACAGGGTGGCGGTGGATTTTATCCAGGGTTCAGTTACATTGTGCCTATCATAGCAACCAGCATCACTGGTACTACAGCTACCCTCACATACAGCACACAGACAGCGGCACCATTTTCGGCAGGTGACACCGTGGTTGTGATCAACAACGCTGGCGGTTATAACGGCACATACAGTGTTTCGTCTAGTAGCACAAGCCAAATTACCGTTACTCCGAGCTTTGGTTCAGGTAACAGTGCTACTGGTTTTGTGTATGCTATCAAATACAGCGGTCCAACTCAGCCCACAATCACCATGGGTTTACCAGTGCTCACTGGTGGTGCACCAGCTGGTGCAAACGCCGTAATGAACACCATCAACTTGCAAACTACTGCCACATCAGGTACAGGTTCTGTGGCCACAATAACATTTGCAGCTCAAACATACCCTCCATTCTATGTGGGTCAGTTGATCAATGTTACCAGTGTGACTCCAGCTGGTTATAATGGTATCTATACGGTTACAGTTTGTACAACAACTACAGTGCAGTACGCCAATGCAACAACTGGGGCACAAACAAGTGTGGGTGTTATCAGTGCTGCCGGTGTAACTAACATTGCTATCAACAATCCCGGCACTGGATATCTTGCTCCTCCATCGGTTGTTTTCAGTGATCCAACGCCAGCTATAGCCCAATTGTACACAGCCAGCTTGGTTGTTGCCACTGGTCAGTATATTAAAGTTATTCAATCGCCCGCAACTCCAACAACCAACGTGTTGTATTACTATGTCAGCATTGGTGGAGTAATGAGTCCAACTGGCCCAACAGTCACACAAGGCTTTATTATCAGTGGCACAGCCACACTAGTGTTCCTGGGTGCAGTTGCTCAAGGATACACAGCATTAGGCTATGCAGCTATCTACTCTCAAGGCGCTGTAGTTCAAACTGGGTGTGTGGTTTCTGGTGTAATTACAGCTCAAGGTTCAAACTATACCACTGCTCCAGTTGTTACATTCAGTCGTCCAGATTTACCAGGTGGCCGTACTCCGCAAGCCACGGTCACAGTTTCCGGCGGTGCCATTACCAGTTTCATAGTTGAAGATCAAGGTTCTGGTTACTTGCTGCCACCTGTTATCACACTAACCAACGTGGGCACCAATAACACAGGTGGTGGTGCTATTATTGCAGCCGTACTTGGTAATCCTGGCGAAAAATCAGTGATCAGCACCATGCCAACTGCTTTCAACAACAACTATTATGTGGATTTTGGACTAAGCGGAAACAATGTAGTGTTTATCACTCACGCTGCCGCCGCAGCTAACATTTATTTTGATAGCCAAGCATCTGGTGCAGCTCCTTATTTGCACGGTTTTCCACAAGGTCGTCGAGTTATTGTTTACTATAAGAACAACGGTGGTGCACCCTGTACTGTGACATTCCAGAACTTGGCAGCAGCCAACAGCAACACAGGTGCCAACACAGCCACGGTGACTAACGGACGTACTGGTAAGTTTGAATTTATTGTACTTACAACCAGCAACCAACAAGGTAACTTGGCAAGTGCTCCAGGTGGACACGCCAACGATGTGTTTGTGACTATTACATCAACATAATAACACACTATACAAAAAACCCGCATTGGCGGGTTTTTTGTTGACTCCATAATCTAGAAAATACAGTCACAAAAAAAGGATCTTGCGATCCTTTTTTTGCGTTATCGTAAATATTACGATTGTGCTTCTGTCCAGCTAATACGACTGAAGATAGGCTGACTGTTTGCAGCGTTCAGATTGGTGGCAAAAATTGTTACCACGTCTGGACCGTCTGGATATACGCCGTCACCACCGTAAACTGAGTTACCCAGGTCCTTAACAACTTGCAAGTCTGCACTTGAAGCTGTGAAGTTAGTACCGCCTGAACTGTTTGCGTAGAAAGCAACAACAATGTCGCCGCCTGTTACCACATCGTTCGGGTTGTGATAGATAACTTGGCTCAACGAACCTGAACCCACAACGTTAGCTGTCCATAGGGCTGGTGTAAACACCGGACTGTTACAGTTGTACTTAACTGTTACAAGGAACGAACCAGCGTTATAAACGTCCATCTGGTACAAGTTGGCCTGCATACGCATGATAATATCACGTACACCAAAGTTACGAGCAAAACCGTTTGAAGCACTTGGTGACACACGCAGTGAGATCAACGGGCTAGTTTGGTTAGCTTGCAATGTACTAGCAGTCTGTTTAGGAGTTGTGAACACATATGATTTATCTGCGTCAAAACGTCCGTCCATAATTGCTGACACACCCCAGTGTTGAATACTTGGTGTCATCTGCTGTGTTGTGTTCCATGCATTGGCAACGGGGTTACCGGTGTTGTTGTATGGATAGTGAACGCTGGCAGTTGAAGTACCACGGTTGATTGGCGCAACACTGCTCAGTGTACCGCTGTAACCTGATTGGCACACTTGGTTTACATACAGTGTGTTACTACCAATACCGGTAATCTTGGCTGGCACATAACCAAACGCTGCTACTGGAGGAAGTACCATACCAACAAAGTAGTAGTTGCTGTTTGACACGTTGGTAATAGCTGTTGAACCAGCGGTTACTGTTGGAGTACCTGCCAAGTTGCCTAGGGCAACCACTGTTGACTCACGGAAGCAACCTGTCAATTGGTTAGCACCAATGTACACGTTCGGAGCACTGGTGTAACCAAAGCCGCCCGATGTCACTTGAATACCAGTAACGGCACCAGTGATTGGGTTTAGTAATGCTTTGGCAACTGCGCCAGCGCCACCACCACCACCAATTGTTACAGGGGGAGCAACTGTATAACCAGAACCACCTGAAGTCAATGTCACACTTACCAAACTACCGCTAGATACTGTTACAGTACCAATGGTAGCCAAGCTGGTTACACCACCTGTGTTGGTTGCCCAAGGAGCAGGTCCAGTGATCGAAGCAATACCTGTGTAGTAAAACACTTCGCCTTCAACAATGACTTCACCGTTGTTACGCTCGCCGTTGGCTGAACCGCCGCCAGGAATGAAGTAACGACTTGCATCGTACACACTGATTGTGCCTGGAGTTGGTGATGCACCTTGACTGTATCCAGTTGCCGCAATTTGTGCAGTGATTGGTTGACGTGCGCCAAAGTTAATAGCTTCAAAACGACCTGGAAGGTTACCAGAACGTTGATACGCCTGATACTCTCTGTTACCGTGTTGCACTTTGTGGCAATAAATGATAGAGCCTTGTACTGCACGAACACCCCAACGGATAAATCCAGCGCCGTACCATGTGTAATCCATGTAAACCATCTGGATCTTGGTCAAATCTTGGTTGAAACCAGTTGGGCCTGTGCCATCCAAGCGATCCAAGTTGAACAAGTATACTGGGCTACG